CATTAATAGCGTTCAAAGCATCGAACTCATTGTTACCGTTAAATTCGGCATTTTCTACAGTGATCTCTTCTTTCCAGCCGTAGCTTAAACACGCTGCAATAAAATCTATCCTTAATCCTTGGTTCACCAATAACTCGGCCTGTGCCTCTATTGTGGATGTTCCGATCATTAGTTGCTTAGTCATGATTTTTCCCTTCTGACTATTTTGGTAACTTAGTTGTTAAGCTACTCATTGAGACCGCTCAAAATCGCTCTGAGCGGCCCGTATGAGCGTCTTAAGCCTGTGCTATTTGCCTCCCTTCTCTATAAGATGTTCTGCTACTTTTGAGCCCTTTTCCATTGCGGTTAAGATCATGTTTGGATCTTTTTCGAATGCCTCGCACCAGCCCTGAACATAGGCAACCGAATTATCGCGGATCTCTTTGTCAATTCCGGTATAAGCCTGAATGATGGCGCTGGCGATCTCTACCGTGGCCTCTTCTAGCCCCCGTTCATGATTTTGGGTGTAGTCAAATTTTCGATACACTCGGCCCTTTTTCTGCGTACTGTGCCCTAATTCGTGGAATATTGTGCCGTAATATTTCCCGTCTGTTTTGTATTGGCTACGCAGTGGGATCGCTATATAGTCATGAGCTGGATAATAAGCGGGGCTATCTGACAAGGGGATCTCTTTAAGCGTTACCCCTGACCAATTAAGGTATCCACTAATGATCCGATCTGCCTCGTCATTGGGGACAAATTTGCGCTTTTTACCACTGAAACAAATCGGGCCTTTTTTAGCATTCGTCCAATCAAGTTGCTCAGAATTGAAAACGTTAAAAGTGCTGATCTTCCGTTGGAATATTGGCGATCCGTCTGCATTCACTCGGATTTTGTTGGTTTTGTTTTTGTAGGTTGTGACTTTAACGCGGCAATCGCAAGACCCTTTGTGCCAGCACTTGGACGGTATCCAAGCCATATTGACGCCCTGTGTTGATTGTTCCCCTTGCTTAACTTCGGCGCCTAATTCCTTAGCTTTTCCGGCTCCGATCCATGTGTTGGATTTGTAGCCCTTTGTGATTGTCCGGAAAGTAAAGATCGCTATGTTGGCCCCCTTGTAGTTTTTGCCCTCCCAATTTACCGGCAGCCCTGCCTCTTTAAGAAAACCCGAGTCCCAAGGTAATCGGCCCTCCCTTTTGATTCCTTCGGACATGTCGGCGAGTGTTTGAGTGGTGGCGTATCCTAGCGCCTTGTCTTTGTAATCCTGATTTGTTTTAACAAAAGTAACCATTTTTTTGTCTCCTTTTTTGTGCTGTTTTTTATTGGTTGTAACTAGTGATCATTGTTTGTGGCTTGTCGGCTAAATCGATCCCTAATGTTTTCGCTACTCGGTAGGGGGTTCGGCTTAGATTGTTGCAAAGCTCCAGCGCTACTTCCATATGAAGCTTTATTGTGTTTTGTGTTGCTATGTCCTCCTCTTGGTAACCGGCATCAATGAAGTGGAAATCGGTTAGTAGTTGGCTCATATCCTTGTAGACCTGAAAAGCTGTTGCATGTAGATCGGCTTGGAACCCTGCGTAACTGATAACTTCTCTCATCTTGGCCTCTTTGGTAGTCTCAGCACCGTAAAAGGTTGATTTGAATTCGTTGTGACGCTTTCGCATAAAATCCTTGCTAGTTTCAGTTCTCTTTAGTATGTCCTTAACCCTTCTTAATTCGTAGTGTGCAATGGTTCGCGCTTCAGTTTGTGTTAGCTCTAGTGCCTCGTATCTCATGTTGCTATCCCTTCGGTTAGTCCTGCCGGTTGGCTGGTTGCTATGTTTACTACTATGGGGCTTTTTGCTGATACTGTCAAGCGCTCTTCTAAACCCCTTGTAATATATGATGATTAAGAGAGTGCAAAAAATGGGGGATTTTGTTTTTTTTGTCTATCTCTGGAAATACGGTCTAACTAGGTAACTAAACAGGTAAGAGAATAAGCCCAACAGTTAGCCCTTATTAGTAGATAGGTAGCTTAGTAATAAAAGGCTCTGCAATGTAGATATAAGTGTCCTACTTACATAGATAGATTTGTATGTAATAGCTATCACGTTATAGCTAGAGATAGGCAAGGCGGTTCTTTTTAGATCGGCATCGTACCCCCTGCAAACTAAACCAATAGCCAACGGATCAGAATGCAACTGCTCTGCTGGCGTGAAGTGGTTTTGGTGGTGGGGGGTGTGGGCGCGTAATAAAAAAATGTGCAGAAAAACAGCTCACCCCGAAGGGGTGGGCCAAAGTTCGGCCAGCCCCCTTCTTAGGTGGAGGGCCAGTTAAAGATAATTCATGGAATCCCGAGTTATTAAGTTGCGGGGGGAAGCTAATGATGAAAGGAACAGGTTAAAGTCATTAACTCCCCCCCAGCGGTGGAGGTTGTTAAAGTATAACTGATTTGGTTATACTTGTTTCACGTTAAACATGAGGAGGCATTATGCCAAAGGTAGGTAATAAGCACTATTCGTACACTGCAAAGGGTATGGCTAAGGCTAAAGCGGCAGCAAAGAAGAGTGGTAAGAAGGTAAGTTACGGGAAGAGCAGGAGGAAAGCCTAATGGCTAATTGGATTAAGAAGGCTACGTCTAAGAACAAGGGTGCGTTCGGTAGACAGGCTAAGCGAGCTGGCATGAGTACAGGTGCATTCGCTAGGAAAGTTAAAGGAGCTCCCAAGGGTAAGTACTCTGCGACTACAGTAAAACGAGCTAATTTAGCGTCTACTCTCGGCAAGTTACGGAAACGCGCATGACAACTGAGGAAGCTATTGAGTCGTTAGACCCTACTCGTGATTACGGCAACCGTTCATATGAGCAGGTTGTGACTGAGGTTGAGTCCGGTGCGTTGATGGTCATCCCAAATAGTAAGGGGGGTCATCCTATTCTTCGTCAAAAGGAGGGTGGCTTTTTAATTAAGGGCAGTGGTCGCGCCAATAACACGGGTGTTGAGCATGGATTGAAAGAAACTAAGCGTCAGTTTATGGAACGTGCGGCAGGAGATTTTGATTCTGTCTACGAGTCAGTCATCAAGTCTGCTACTAAAGGCGACGTTCGGGCTCAAAAGCTCTTTATGGAGTTATATGTAGGCCGACCTACTGAGGCTATTGATGGTATGAACAAAGAAGTAGCGCGAGTGCTCGCTGAATATTACTTGAAGTCGCAAGGGACACGTACTGTTGACGCCCTTGACGTATGAGTTTCCGACTGTTTGGACGTCAATTAACGACGGTCAAGCATACGACCCGTGGCCGTGGCAGGACTTACATGTCCACAGTCGTGGTGACGCTAAGCGTTTAATTCTTGCCTGTGGCCGTAGAGCTGGTAAGACTACCGCAATTAAAGCAGAGATAGTACGTGAAGCTCTAAAGCCCCAAGAAGAGCACTTCGGAATGCTTCATGCCCCTTACATTTACGTCATTGCTCCCAACTACGAGCTCACTATGAAGGTGTGGGAACCTGTATGGAATCTCTTTGTCGGTCGTGGGGCTCCACTAAGACACCTCTATAAGTCTCACGACAAGACCAGAAAGCTAATTGAGCTTGTGACTGGTGGCCGTTTGCAAGCTAAAACAGCAGATGACCCCACTGGGTTGCAGGGAGATCGGGTTACGGCAGCGTTTGTAGATGAAGCTCAAGACATAAATCCTGACGCATGGGCGAGCTTTATGCCCGCTCTCGCTGACACTGACGGACGATTAGTGGCTATCGGAATAGCTAAAGGTAAAGGAAATTTCCGCACCTATTTTCAAATCGGGCAGGAAGATGACCCGCGTTATTACTCCGCCTCAGTCACTTCTTTGGCGCACCCAAACATTGACGAAGACGATTTAGAAGAATTTAAGCGAGACCTAACAGAAGCTCAGTTCAGACAACAATACCTCGCTGAGTGGGTTGAAGACGATGGTCAGGTGTTTAGAAACATTGAGGATTGTTTTGATGGCGAGTGGCTTGAGCCAAAAGAATCTCAATACTTAATGGGCCTCGATATAGGAAAAATAGAAGACTACACAGTAGCGTATGTCATAGACATCAATACGATGAGCATCGTAGCAAGGGATAGATTTAATGGATTGGATTACACACTCCTCGGTCCGCGCATTGCAGGGCTATACAAAAAGTACAAATGCCAAACGATTCATCTTGATGGCTCTGGTGTGGGGGAGCCTGTGGCTGACATCCTACGCAGCGAGGGTTGTTCTATTACATCGTTTAAGTTCACTAACCAATCGAAAGCTACACTTGTATCCACCCTCGCCGCCGAAATCGAGCATGGGAGAGTTCATTTCCCCAAAGATGACGAAATACTTAAAAAGGAGTTAGAATTATTTGAAGGCACTGTGTTATCTGGCGGAGCTGTTCGGTACGGGCATCCTGTTGGTTACCACGATGACTCGGTAATGGCAGCAGGATTAGCGGTAATGAAAGCTAAAAAAAGAAAGAACACCTCGTCAATGGCGCGTCGTTCTGACTATCTGACGTTTGGATAATGTATGACCACTGATGAGATCTACGCAATATTTGATGATGATTACCATCGGTTTAACCGCTTAAAAGATAATGTGTTTCAGGGCTATTTTTCAGCCATGAAAGCGGACACCGATTTTTATAACGGGAATTACCCCAACATAGGAGAAATTATTCCGCGTGAGTATCGTGAGTCTGGCATGTCAGCGACTATTCCGCCCACTGCTCGGAACGCTGTAGATAACGCATCAGACCACATACTCACCAGCCCCAAAATCTTTGTCCCAGCTAGAGCTACTAGTGACGACATACAAGAGCAGCAAAATATTGCCGAACGCAAGCGTCAATTTTTGAGTTCTTTCTGGAATAGGGTAGAGCTCGATTACGGGAATCCATTGGCTATGGGCCGTAAAAAATTAGTTAAAGACGGCAAGATTGTGTTGAAAAAAGAAATTCGCTGGGAGATTATCCCTGAACCTCCAGCTATGGACGCCTCTCGTGGAGAGAAGCAAAAGTTTCGCAACCAACTTCGCAAGATGACTCAATCAAAATTCCTGTGGAAAATCTCAGTGTGTATGAACGAAAACATTGTAGAAGACCCAGACGATCCAATTGATCCCAAATATGTGTACGAGTTTTATGAAATATACGCCGATGAAGCTAGGCGCCGATACCCTGAGTACGCCGAAGATTTTTATTTAGACGATCAGGGAGACCCGTTAGAAAAAATTGAATTTGTGGAAATGTACACCAAGCCACAAAATGAGTACGCTGGCGAACACAAAATGTGGGTTAAGGGGCGCCTTGTATTTGAAGACAGGAACCCTTATTGCTGGGAGACCGCAGCATCCACAGAAGAAAAACCTGATTTTGAGGGCTATATTCCCTACATCATCCGCGACTCTGGTTGGGGTGAGGTAGATCAAAACAACGATCCAAAAGACCGCTACGTGGGCATTTTGAGATACATACACCCTGTGTTACAGGCAGAAGCGCGTCAGCTTACGGCAGCCGACATCCAGTTGCGGTATTCAACATTCGCTCCAATCATCACCAGAAATATTATGGACGATGACACCCCTATTGAGTTGGGTGCTGGTAAGCGGATTAACCTTGTAGATGACCAAGAAATCGAGTTCCGTAAGCTCCCAGAAGTGAACTTGTCCGTCTTTCAGATGATGGACCGTGTACACAATTACACGTCAGAGCTGTCAAAATTAGGTACATTAGGTGGGCAACCTCAGCGCGGAGTAGAGTCTGCTACTGAAGCTGACCTAAACGTGCGTAACGCAGCAGTTAAATTGCAAGGATGCGTAGCGTCATTACGCTCATGTGTGGCTATTGCGTCGATGCAAGTGTTTCAAGACATCGAACACATCTTAGAATCCTCTATTACTATTGGTGGGTTTAGTCGGCGAGGCGCAAGCGAGATTACAATTAAGCCCTCAGAATTGGAT